GCAATAAGCTGCGCACGTTTCTGACCATGCTGGGCATCATCATCGGCGTCATGGCGGTCATCGTCATCGTCGGTCTGGGCAACGGCATGACCAGAAGTATGCGGGACAGCTTTTCCGCAATGGGCACCAGCACCCTCTCCATCCAGATATGGGGCTATGGTTCCCGCACCGCGACGGTGGATGATCTGTACGACATCGTCAAAAAGAACCCCGAACTGCTTTCCTCCATCTCGCCGCAGCTGGATTTCAGCGACAACACCCCCAAGGTGGGCACGACGCAATACCGTTACGGTACGGTGTACGGCGTGGATGAGAACTACATCAAGTCGAAGGGCTACACCCTCGCCAAGGGCCGGAACATCCAGTATATGGACATCACAGACAACAAGCAGATCTGCGTCATCGGCGATTACATCAACCGCACGGCCTACGGCGGCAATGCGGTGGGCCAGACCATCAAGCTGGGGGCCTACAAGTTCCGGATCGTGGGCGTGCTGAACGCCAAGGTGACGGACAAGAACATGCAGCAGGGCTCCGACGATGACTGCATCTATCTGCCCTACACCACGGCCATGCGGCTCTCCAACCAGTCCAGCGCCAAGAATTTTGTTGCGATTATGAAGGACGAGAGCCGGGCCAACGAGGCCAAGGCGGTGGTGGAAAGCGGTCTGTACGACCTGCTCAAGAGCGACAACGCTTACTACATCTACAGCGCCAGCGAGTGGCTGGAAGAGATGAACGAGATGATCAACATGGTCATCATCATCCTTACCGGCATTGCCAGCATCTCGCTGCTGGTGGGCGGCATCGGCATTATGAACATCATGCTGGTGTCGGTGACCGAGCGCACCCGGGAGATCGGCATCCGCAAGGCACTGGGTGCCAAGGAGCGGGTGATCCTGTCGCAGTTCGTGGTGGAAGCTGCCACCACCTCCGCACTGGGCGGCGTGCTGGGCATCGTCCTTGGCTATATCGTGTCCATGGCGGCAAACCGCATCCTGCCCATGATCTCCAGCGACATTGATGTGACCGTCAGCCCCTCGTTCAACTCCGTCGTGGTGGCCTTTGGCATCTCGGTGGGCATCGGTGTGCTGTTCGGCTACCTGCCCGCCAAGCGCGCCGCAAGGCTCAACCCCATTGAAGCGCTGAGATATGATTAAACCTCTTACCGCTTCGGTCTGGCTTTGCCAGCGCCTTGCGGAGCTCCCCTAATAGGGGCAACAACGACGACCGCCGCCAGTGGCGGATGAAGGGAGGAGTTGTTGGGGCCGCGGCCAGCAGGATGCAAGTGCAAGGCTTTGCACGAAGCAGATGCTGGGAGCCGCAACCCGGAATACATTAGAAACTATTTTAAGGAGGATTTTCCATGAAAAAGCGAATCCTTGCATTTCTGCTGGCGGTGAGCATTGCCGTGTCGATGCTGGTGCTGCCGGCATCGGCAGCGGGCAACGCCAACACGGCGGTCCAGCTGTCCATCACGCTGAACGCGATGGACAGCAGCCAGCAGGCTGCCCTGAACGCTGTGGTCACCCGCGGTGCGCTGGCCCGGATGCTGGTGTCCTACTCCACCTACCGCGAGAGCGTGGGCTCTCAGGGCACGGTGGGCACCCTGTTCACCGACCTGCCCGGCACTTCGCCCTATGCACCCTATGTCCGCATTGCGGTGCAGAACGGTTGGATGAACGGCTACACCGACGGCTCTTTCCGGCCCGACAATGCCGTGACGCTGGAAGAAGCGGTCACGGCCATCCTCAAGCTGATGGGCTATAAGATGACCGACCTGAGCGGCTCCTTCCCCAACGCACAGCTGAACAAGGCCAGTGAGCTGGGCCTGCGCAATCAGGTGGACCGCAGCCAGGGCGAGGTGCTCAACTACGAGGAGTGCGCCCTGCTGTTCTACAACACCCTGACAGCCAACGCCGCCAGCGGCAGTGCCTACGGCAGCAGCCTGGGCTTCACGGTCTCCAATGGCCAGGTGGATACCTCCAGCGTCATGCTCAAGAGCCTGAAGGGCCCCTTTGTGGCGGGCGATACGGTCCAGCTGCCCTTTGTTCCCAAGATGGTCTATCGCAACGATAAAGCGTCGGAATCTGCGGAACTGAACAAATACGATGTGTATTATTACAGTGAGAGTTTACAGACACTGTGGGTCTACACCCGCCGCGCCGCTGGCCGCATCACGGCAGTTTCGCCCAGTGCCAGCGCCCCCACCAGTGTAACGGTGGCAGGCACCAGCTATACGCTGGGTTCCTCTGCGGTGGCCTCCCAGGTGTCCTCCCTCAACGGCGGCGGCGTGGGCGAGGTCGTCACCCTGCTGCTGGGCATGAACAATGAGGCTGCCGGAATCGTGACCGGCGAGGAAGCCGACAGTGTGTTCTACGGTGTCGTGCAGACCGCCACCCGCAGTCTGGTGGAAGAGAACGGCGCGGATGTTTTGCAGAAAGTCTCCGTCATGTGCACCGATGGCATTGCCCGCACTGTGAACGTGGACAAGAGCCTGAACTTTCCGCAGGGGTGGCTGGTAGAGATCAAGGTCACCCCGGAGGGCGAGAGCGTGGAGCACATCGAGGACCGCCGCGTCAACGGCACCATCAATACCAATGCCACTGCGCTGGGCGCTGCCGCCCTGGCCGACGATGTAGAGATTCTGGATACAACTTCGGAGGGTGTGGCTGGGACGGTTCGTCCCAGCCGCCTATCGGGGGTAACACTGAGTGACCTCGATGTCCGCTACTATACCGTCAACGATGCCGGACAGATCGACCGGCTCATCCTGAACGATGTGACCGGCGACCTGTGGAGCTACGGCGTGCTGGACGATGTGAAAAATCTGGCCATGAATTATTCTGACCTGAAGAGCCTCGTCACCAGCATTGCGGCGGGAGATTCCGCTTCCGGCACCACGACCACGACAGGCACCACCACCGGAGCGGCCACGGGCGGCACCGACGGCTCCGGCTCCACCTCGGATACCACCACCACTGTGACCGGTGCCACGGCGGTAGACCGCCTGTCCAACCTGCTGGTGCCCACCACCAGCGAGATCCTGTGGGGCATCGTCTCGGGCGATATCCTGAGCACGGCCTGGCAGAAGCTGACCAGCAACACCGGCTCCCTGATGAGCATTGGCTTCCAGCAGATCGCGGAGATCACGGGCACCCCCTTCAAGCAGATCTTCAATTACATCGGCGGCGGGGCGACCTATATCTGCTACGTCAACGGCGCGGTGGCCAGCTACACCACGGCCATCAAGTATCCGGTGCTGGCGGGCGGCATTGCCGTGCGGCAGGAGACCACCGGCTCTGTCAAGGCCATGATGCAGCTGATGCCCCTGAAGATCGACAAGGTCGGCGCGGCCTCGGTGCTCTCGGGCAATGAACGCTACGAGATGGCAGACAATGCGCAGGTCTACCTGTGGTACAAGGGCCAGTATTACCCCACCAAGCTGGCTCAGGTGGATGCGGACGGCTACCAGCTGACCGGCTGGTACGATAATTTCGGCTGCGCTGCCGGAAAAAAGGTCCGCGTCATCATTGCGGTCAAGAACGACTGATGCTTTATTACAGCGGCCTGAGCCGCACACTGCGGCAGCTGCGCTGGGTGCTTTACCCGCGCCGCTGCCCTTTTTGTGACCGGGTGCTGGGGAACCAGCCTGCCTGCCCGGACTGCGCCGATGGGCTGGCAGAGCTGCGCCGTGCACCCTCCATGCGGCTGCGCGGCTCCGAGCACTACCTGGGGCGGCTGGATGGGGCAGCCGCACCCTACCGATACACCGGCCTTGTCCGCCGCGCGGTGCTGCGGGCGAAATATCAGGGCGCGCCCTGGGCAGCTGTGGAGCTGGGCGTGGAGATGGCCCGCCTGCTCTTTGGCAGCGAGATCAGAATGTGCGGCTCTGAGCCCCTGCCCGAACCGGTGCCGGGCCTGGACAGGGGTTACGACTGCATCCTTCCGGTACCGGCCTCCAGCAAAAAGCGCGGCTACAATGTGCCGGAGCGGATGGCACAGCCCCTTGCCCGGGCGGTGGGGGTGCCGGTGGTCACGGACGCGCTGACCCGTGCCCGCTCCACCCGGCGGCAGGAGGGGCTCTCCCTTGACGAGCGGCTGGCCAATGTGGCGGGTGCCTTCCGGGTGGCCCGGCCGGAGGCTGTGGAGGGAAAGCGCATCCTGCTGGTGGACGATGTTCTGACCACCGGAGCCACGGCCTCGGCCTGCGCGCAGGCTCTGCTGGATGCCGGTGCGCAGAGCGTGTTCGCTGTGGCGCTGGCTACGGTGGAGTTTCCGCAGCCGGTGGGCAGCACAACGGCCATTGCCGAAAATGAAGAAGAAATTTGAAAATAGTGCTTGACAAAACACCATTCTTCGGGTATACTGATTGAGCTGTGAGCGACAAGCTCGATCAGATGTCCGGGTGTAGCGCAGTTTTGGTAGCGCGCTTGAATGGGGTTCAAGAGGCCGTGAGTTCGATTCTCGCCACTCGGACCAGACGCATCCCAGACGAACTTTCTTTTTGTAAGTTTGTCTGGGATGTTTTTTTGTTTTTGTTAACGGTTTCGTCCGAAACATTAAAATTGATAACCAGTTCACGGCCACTAACTACCATACTTGTTACGAAAGTGTTAACAAGACGGCGACCATACTCCGGTGTGCGCTCGGACGGCTCCATCAAGAACTGTTCCAGCAGGAAAAGGTACTGCTCTTTTGTGAACACAACAAGCTTCTCCTTTTCCAGAGAAGAAAGCTGGAAGCTCAAGGTCTGCTCCTGTTCGGTCAGATCATCCAGACGGGCGCACAGCTGCGCATTAGCGGTGCCGTTTTCAATGGCGTCCAAAATGTTTTTACTGCGGCGGCGGACATCGGAAAGGCTCTGTTCGATGGCTACACGTTCGGCGTTGGGCTTTTCAACGTCGGCCTTTTGCACCTCGACCATGGCTTCGGCCAGTGCTTCCATAGATTCCGGCTGCAAGAGGTGATCCACGATGGACTGCATGACCTTTCCTTCCAGATCGTCCTTCGGGATGTTCCGCAGGTGGCAGTCCTTATTGGGGCAGGTGTAGTAGCGGTAGACTTCGCCGGTGGCACTGTGGCCGCTCATACCGCGCATGAGGGAACCACAGGAGCAGTAGAGCTTGCCGGACAGGATGTAGTCCGCTTTTGGTTCATTCTTTGCCTTGAGCTGACGGTTCAGTTTCAACATGGTTTGTGCCCTCTCCCAAAGTTCATCGTCGATAATGGCCGGAATGGCTCCTTCAATGCGCACGTCATACGATTTGCTGATGTACACGCCGCGATAGGCTTCGTTCTGGATGATCCGGGGAATGCTGCTCTTGTTGAAGGGGTTGCCCTGACTGGTACGCAGACCTTTGGCGTTGAGCTTATCTACAATAGAGGTGGCGGATTCCCCGGCGGCGTAATGCTCAAAGATGAAGCGGACGGTGGGAGCGGTCTTTTCATCAATGACAAACCGTTTGTGTTCGTCCGTTTTCAGGCCAAGGGCACGGCATCGGCTGATGGCCTGCCCCTTGAGGGCACTTTCTCTCATGCCGCGGCGCATCTTCTCGGCCAGCTCGGCAGAGTAGTATTCGGCCAGCGCTTCCATCACGCCCTCAATGATGATACCTTCCGCACCGGCGATATTGGATTCTGCGGCATAAACGATCTCAACGCCGTTGTCACGCAGGCGTTTCTTGTACACGGCAGAATCATAGCGGTTCCGGGCGAAGCGGTCTGTTTTCCAGCAAATCACCATATCGAATGCGCCCTTGTCGCTGTCAGTAATCATTTGCTGGAACGCTGCACGATCATCGGTCTTGCCGCTGATGTGGCGATCCACATATTCTTTCTGAATGGTCATGTTGTGCAGGCGGGCGTAGGTCTCGCAGTCCCGGCGCTGGCCCTCAATGGACTGCTCGGTCTGCCCGCTGCCGCCGCTGTATCTGTAATAGGCGACCAGCCGCACTTCGCCGCCCTTGTTGAATTTTCTTTTTGCCATACCTTGAGCGTCCTTTCGAGTAATCGTCTCATTTAACCCGCAGATTAGACGAAAGCGCAACGTGTGAGACGAAAAATCATAAATCACTGCAGGATCATATAAATACAGTTTCATTTATAGCCCGTCAGGCTTCGGCCCGGCGGGCTTTTTCTTTTTGCAAATTTTACGAAAATAAAGAATAAATGAAGCAAAACGGAATAAACTGAGGGACTTTCAGAAAATGCTTCAAAAAAGTAATGAGCGCCCGCGTGCTATCCTAACTATCGGAAGGAGAGGATAGCACGCGGGATGTTCCCTTGCTTGACAAGGGAACATCATGGATTCTATTCGCTTACACTTTGGTAGTTTCTGCGCTTTCTGCGCGTTGAGCATGACGGTTCAAAACGAAGTCCACGGTTTCTTTATCGGACGCAGGAAGGTTGTGATATTTTTCCAGCGCGGATACATCGTCGATGGAGAAAGACGGCCTGTCAGAATACGGCTCAATGCGCCCGGCAACAAGAGCATCCAGTGAGATTCCGAGAAACTGACATACGCGGATCATATTTTCGACGCGAGTATTCATTACACCACGGCGAAGGATACCGTCAATGGTTGTATAAGGCAATCCGATTGCAACGGAGAAATCTTTTACAGTCCTATATTGTTTCAGGATGTAGGATTTCAAAAGTTCTTCTCTGGTCATAGTGTAGGCTCCCTTCTTTATTTATATTGTAGTCCTAGAATTAGGAAAAATCAATGCCGAACATCCGAAAAATAAAAAGAATTTTCTAAAAATAGTATTGAAACGGTTGACAAATACTAATTCTAGTGCTATAGTGGTCGCAAATACGAAACTTAGGATTGGAGGATGGCGCAATGGTATATCCGCTGGCTGAAAAGTATCTGCGTATCAGTGGCAAAACGGTAGAAGAACTGGCGGAAGAAGTCGGGACTTCCCGCAGTACGATGTACTACAAACTGAATGGCGGCTCAGACATGAGCGTGGAAATGGCTATCAAGGTCAAGGCGGCTTTGGGTGCAGAGGAAAGCATTGAAAAGCTCTTTGCACGCAGCGACGAACCCGAAAAGCAGGAGGGCGAAGCGCATGACGCTGAAACCTGAACACATTGTAGAAGCGCTGAACAAAACGCCGGAGCTGAAACGTCGCCTGATCCTGCGGATCATGGAAGAACTGCTGGACAGCGAAGCCTTTATGGAAGCGTACCCGCGCTTGTATGACCCGGCAGCGGCAGAGGCTTCACCGGAGTATAGGGAAAAGGTACGCGAAGAACTGGCGCAGATCATCGTGCGGCTGTTCCACAAAAACAAAGTTCGCCCGGACGATGCCGAAGAAGCATTGAACCGGGCGAGAGGAACTTATTTGGAAATGTATGTCCACTCCGATAAATCGTGAGGGAGTTCTTCCAGATTTGAAGCATCGGGGCAGCCGGTGGCACGGCAGTATACATTGTCTGCTTCAATCTGTGGAGTGGGGCAGGCTTCCCAGATAATGCCGTTGTACAGAAATCCGAACAGGCCGTCACCGGTTGGGACGATATACAACGGGCCGATAGAAGAATGGTAGACCCACATATTTATAACGCCTCCTTTCCGACTGATTATAGCACGGCGGGGAGGGGAGAGACAACAAGCAGGAGGGCGGAGCGCATGACGCTGAGACCTGAACACATTGAAGAAGCGCTGAACAAAAAGACGTTTGATGAAATCGACCCGGACGAAGTTCTGAAACATTACGGCTACAAGCCGGAAGAAGTTCATTGCAACGGCGTCGGGATCGGTGTATGGCGCAAGGAAGAAGCGTTTCAGAAGTTGGGGGACATCGGGGCATTCATGAGGTTTGTTGACCATAAAGCAAAAGCCCGGATCGAGTTCAACTACGACCCGGACTTTCCGGCGGCGTTGCTTATTACACACGCCGCCACAAAGACGTAAGATCAGTTTCCCAGAAGCGTGCATTTGCATCCTTGAGGAAAACAAGGAGAAGATTCAAAGTCCTCTGGCGATGTCCAGCAAACCTCTGCGGATTCAAGGCCGGATGTTCCAACCTTTTCAAAGACTTCCCATGCGTACTGTTCCATTTTCTTACAAGCTGCTATACGTTCAGATATGGGTAGTGCGCGAAGATCGACAAAGTAGTATTTCATAAATTCACCCCCCTCCCCATTTTATATGTTCAAATTATAGCACGGCGGGGAGTACAAGCACAACAAGGAGCACGAGGGTATGAGCAAATGGCCGAAAAGATGAAGCCGGACAAGCTGATGCTGGATGTCCGGCAAGCCGACGCCGCGGGGCTGTCCTACGGCAGGTGGAGATTTGAAGAAACCGAGCGTATTCGCAAGGGAAAAGAGATCATCCGCCGTCAGTGCGAAGAACGGCGGCGTCGGCGAGATGAAGCCTTATCTGGCAAGGGCTGAAAGAACACGCCAGAGCGGCCCGCATGGGCAGGCGGTATGTCCGACACCGCCTTTATATGGTGCGGCCAGTGCAGGCGGGGAGCGTCAAGCCCCGCCGCCCGGTGTCAACTCCGGGGCGCACCCCCATATCCGAAAATTTACCTGCAAGCAGAAAGGACAAAGAGTATGGCATACGCATTTATTCACGGAGAGGTCAAGGGCAGCGGTGCGTCGGTCGAGTTCAAGGGAAACGGGCTTGATCTGCTGGATTTGACGATCCAGATCGTGGGCAGCGTTGTAGCAGAAGTTCCCGAACCGCTTCGTCCGTACGTTATCAAGAAGATTCAGGACAAAATTCCTGATGCGGTGCAGAACGATTTGGAAGCGCAGGGAAAGGCGGCTCCGGCAGAGAAGAAGGAAAAGCCTCCCGTTGGCGAAACGGTGGGGTTCCGCATGGCCCGGCAGTTTGCAGAGACAGAGCCGGGCTTCAAGGACTTCATTATGGCGCTGGCCGACAAGTTGTCGAACGGCTGAGTTTGGAGGTCGGAATATGAACTGCAATGTAAAAATCACAGCCGAGGGAACGGCTGATGGTCTGGAAGTCAGCATTCACGGCGGTTCGGTTGGCATGATGACGGCGGCAGAGCTTATTGTGGCCCGTGTCCTCATGGCGGTAGCCGATGACGAGGAAAATCTGGCAGGTCTGAAAGACAGTATGTTTGAGATCATCAATGAAATGGTCAAGGACTGCTGGGCTGAAAAGACGGCCAAGACGGAAGCCGAAAAAGAAGCTGCAGTGAACCAGCTGAAAGCCTTTGTGGCAATGTTCTTTGAACCGGAGGACTGACACAGGGCGGTTCCAATGGCGGGAGGAACGAAAACAAAACCCGCTGCCAGAAATACAGGCAGAAAGGCGGGGGAGTGTGAGCAGTGAATTTACGCCCTTTGTGGCGGCGTCCATGCGGGAAATGCTTTTGGATATGCTCGAAAAGCACCCGGAGATTTTCGACAGACCGACAAGATACCCGGAGGGCCGGGCAGAATTTTTGAAACAGAAGGAGCCGAACCATGGATAACGAAAAACTGTATGAGGACATGAAGCCGAAAGAAAAGTTTGAGGTTCTCTGGGCGGAGAGCGGCCTTGCTGATCGTCCGGGAGCGGAAAACCTTTGGCAGCAGATGGTGGCTTTGGGGTTCTTTGAAAAGCCTGCAAGCATTAAGCACCATTCCAACCATCCCGGCGGTCTGTGTGAGCACTCGGTTTGTGTGGCAGAGGCGGCAATGGAACTGTGCAGAACGAATCACGCTTTCAAGAAATGTCACCGGAATGAAGTTCTTGCGGCAGCGCTTCTGCACGACTATTGCAAGGTGGGCAAGTACCGCGATAAAGGCAAAGGTGAGTACGAATACTTTGACGCCGGTCTGGTGGGCCATGGAGAAGGAAGCGTCATCATGGCACAGCAGTACATCAAGCTGACGGCGCGGGAGATTGTGGCAATCCGCTGGCACATGGGAGCGTACAGCGGGTCGCAGGACTGGGATACGCTCAGTGCTGTTTATGACCGCTACCCGGAGGCCATGTGCCTGCACTTCGCGGATATGATCGCTACACACTACGACGAAGTTCCTCTCTGAGGCTGTAAATGAAGGTACATAACAGAAGTCCCACCGAAAAAGCCCTGCACAAAAATGAACAGTGCAGGCACACGTTCGAGATCACCCACGAGCGGTGTGCACCGTGCAGTGGCTATGATACGAACTGTGAACGTTACGAAAAAACCAAGGGTGCTGCTGATACGAAAACATCTAAGGTATGAATGAGCCGCCACGCACCGCGTCAGCGCGGCGGCTTTTATATGGCGCGGGGCTGAACCTTGAAACGACGCAGGGGGAAACCGCCAGCGGGGCCACACCCCGTCCGCGCCGCTTTGCAGCAGGTATTCATGGAAGCCGGTGCGTTTGTCCATAATTTGACGCACCGACAGGGGCAGAGGGTGCCGTATGGCGGCGTTTCTCCCGTGTAAGCTGGTGCAAGACCACGCTGCCTTTCTGCCAAGCTACGCCCGCATGACGGTGCGGAAACCGATTTGGGCGTGCACGCCGCATGAGCGAAGAAATGCCTTGTCCGATCCACCCAAGCCAAAGGTGGAAGGTCTGCTTGACCAAGACCGGCCCGCCGCGCTGCTCTCTTGCGCGGTGGGTTCTGATATGCGGGTGTAGCAAGGAAGTTGTCCGCCGTTCTGATCCCCCATCGGCAGGCAAGCCGGTTCGATTCCGGCCACCCGTGCAAGAACTATGAAAAAATCAATAGGAGGTAAAAAGAGTGCTTTACGTCGATGCAATAAGGATTTTGGAGAAAATTGCACAGGCGAGATTCCTTCACGCGACAATGCCGAAACAAGAAGAAATCGAAGAAGCGATTAAGGTTGTGGCAAGTCAGGTAACGGTTCAGGCTTGTCCGGGCTTCGCGCTTCATGCCGCACTGTGGTGGATGGCAATTAAATCTAAAGAGGCAGAAGAATGATTCATTTGGGCGACATTACTAAAATCCATGGAGACCAGATTGAACCCGTGGACTGCATCACGTTTGGTTCGCCTTGTCAGGATTTGTCCATGGCAGGCTTGAGAGCTGGCCTTGAGGGGAAAAATTCCGGTCTGTTCACAGAAGCCATAAGAGTTATTGTAGAAATGAGGGTTGCCACAAATGGAATGTATCCAGCTTTCGCTATCTGGGAAAATGTTCCCGGAGCTTTCAGCTCAAACGGCGGAGAAGATTTCAGAACCGTGCTGGAAAAACTTGCCCACGCGGCACAACCAGACGTTTCAATTCCTCGACCTGCGGGGGGGGGGGCGATGGTGCAAGGCCGGAGCAATCATCGGAAACGGCTGGTCTCTGGCATGGGGGGTGCTCCTGTCTCTTT